AACAAGCTCGAGCTTATTGCTCCAAAGCCGATACTCGCGACGCCGATGCAGGATTCGGCTTTGAGGAGTTCGGCGAGTTGCCTCGCGACGGAGCCGGACGCGGCCAAGGCTTTCGATCCGACTATGCCGAGATTCTCCGAGTCGTCGAAGACGGCGGTTCCTTTATGGATATCGCCCGCTTGGATCCAGGCGTTGCCATCCGATACAGCAATGGAGTTGGTCGCCTCATTGGAATGGCGATGCAGCCCCGCGACTTTAAAACAGTTGTTATGTGGTATTACGGACCCACTGGTTCGGGCAAAAGTCGTGCGGCGTATCAGGAGTCTGGAGACTCGGTTTACACGAAAATGGGGGACAACAAGTGGTGGGACGGTTACCAAGGACAAGAGACGACGATTATCGACGACTACCGACCCTGGAACAAAGATTTTGGATTCTCTTACTTGCTCCGGCTTTGCGACCGATATCCCATGCAGGTTGAATGCAAAGGCGGAACGGTGCAATTCCGCTCCCGGTTGCTTATCATCACCTGCCCTCGGAAGCCCGAAGGGCTCTGGCCCAATTCTGGCGATGATGTCGGACAGCTTTTGCGACGCATCAACGAGGACGGAGGACGAGTCGAGCGCTTCCCCCGAGAGCAAGAGGCCGAGGTTGGAGAGGCAGGAGACTTGCCCATCGTCGCCGGCGCAGCTGGCGATGGGGGAGGAGCCGTTGTAGGCGCCTTTGCTGAAGGTTTTGAAGCTTAGATGTTCCTGGGTGTTTTGGTTTTGTTTTTTTCATAATTATTAATTTGAAAACGTTTCGTCGTGATGTTTGGGCGAAAGCGTGGGCGCGGCTTTGCTGCTGCCCAAGGTGGTCCTGCACCTCAACGTGCGCGAGCGGGCGCTGGTGGCGTTGGTAGAGCGATTGCTGCTTCTATGTATTATCGTCGTAAGTACCCAGGATGGGGACGTGTTTACATTCCTCCAAACAGCGAGCTTGATGCTGTTGGTGCTACTTGGGCAACGGCTACTCCTGCTCAACGTGCTACGCGTCAGCGTATGCATATGCATGGTCACGGTGCGTATAATTACGGACGCGCTGCTTTGAGATTTGGCGCTAGATATGCTCCTCAAATTGGTCGCGCTATGGGCGCTGCGACCGGACTTGCTGGTGCTTCTGATTTGGGAGGTCATGCTGGAGCATTTGTACGCAAGCAGATTTTGGGATCTGGTGCGTATAACACTAATAGTTTGGTTAATCATCAGAAATCAGATATGGGTGTTGCTTCATTTTCGTCGAGCGATGACGAGACTGGTGCTTTGCACATTTGCCATGAAGAGTACATCCAGGATATTTTGGGTACTACGCCGTTCGTCAACAACGCGTTTCCTATTAATCCTGGAGATCCTGCTTTGTTCCCTTGGTTGAGTCAGATTGCTGCTAATTACGATGAATATGAGTTTTCCGGGCTTGTGTTTACGTACAAGACCGTTTCTTCAGATTCAACTGTTGTCGCTGGCGCTTCGAGCAATTTGGGCACTGTGATTATGGCTTGTAATTACAATGCCGCCGCTAGTCCTTTTTCTACGAAGCAGCAGATGATGGAATATGATGGTGCTGCGCGCGTTAAGATTTCAGAGGACCTTGTTTTTGGCATTGAGTGCGATAAGAGCAAGGTTGCGTTGAGCAATCATTTGTTCATTGCTCCTAACGGTTCTGTGCCTGCTGGTGAGGATGTGAAAACATACTACCACGGTTTGTTCCAAATTGCAACGAACCAAGCTGCTGCAGCTGCCGCACAGATTGGCGAGTTGTGGGTTAGTTACCGTGTGACGTTGCGCAAGCCTAAGCTTGGCGCTGGCTCTGGTAATCCTTTGCCGTCCAGTACATTGCGGCTTTCTGGCACTAGTGGTTCTAACATTTTGACTGCTACTGCTTTTTACAACAATTTGGAGGATTTGAATTATCGCGCTTCCGCTGTTCCGACGTCTTTGCAGATTTCCAACGGTTTCGTTACCGCTGATTCGCGTGTTCTTGGTGTTGCCCAACCTGACGATTACTATGGTTGGAATGTTTCGTACATTAATACGCCTGCTCTTGTGCCTGGCGTCCAAGGAGCTAATGGTATTGTGATGTTTACGTACAATTTTCCTCCATGGTTGCAGCAAGGGCAGTATGATATTAGTTTGCAAGCAAACAATTTATTGTCTATCGATCGTGTTGGTTTTTCTGGCTATGGAGACGTTGCGTGCGACGTCGGATTTGCCTCGAGCCCTGGTGTTGCTATTGTTTCCCGTGGTTTTTCGAATTTGGCTAATGTTACAGGCGGTGCGCATATTGGCGCTGGTCAGGTTGACCTTACCGTGGTTGTAACTTCTAGCCAACAAGGGACCGGTGTTGTTCAATTTGTCTCTGTTGCTTTCGAGTATGCGATTGCGCCTATATCCGGTTCTTCGGGTACAATGGCTTTGATACCTACTGTTCAGACTGCATTGGTCAGTCTGCAGTTGTCGAATCCAGGTCGTACTGTGTCTGGCGTTACGTCTTCTGTTGGTACGAATTTGTCCGCTCCTCGAGTTGGCACACATTTGTCGATTGTGCAGAGCACAGGTGTTGTTACGTTGGTTGCGGGCCAGACTAATTTGCGCCCTGTGTTTACCTTTAATGCAACAACCGGTCGTTATGTGGTGTCGAATTTGTATCTTGGGAAAGCTTACCAAATTACCTTTACGGTGAATTGTACGACAACTACAAGTGTTCTTGCCACTTCTTCTGGCGGCACTGTGACGTTTGACAAGCATGCCAATTCTGGAACATATGTTGTGCATACGTTGATTTTTTTCCCAACGGCTACTGCGAATTCGTGCACTGTGACCATTACCGGTACGGGCGTGAATCCGGCTTCTGTGTCTGATTACCTTATTCAGGAATGTCAGTACGGTGCTTAGATGTTCCTGATTCTATATGTTCCTGTGTGTGCTGTGCACAATTTTTTTTATAAAATGAGTGATTTTAGAATTAAAGAGAGCTATTTAGAACATATGATCCGCGAGGATTACATAAAGGAGGATGCGGAAGCATTGGCTCGTTTGAATACGAGCATGGAGGAAGCGTCGCAGCATGTTGATGCTTTGGTTGCTGAGGATGAGCCGAAAGCAACGTTGGAAGACGTTATGGACGCGTTGATGCACGCGTTGAATATGATTGCAGCTTTAGTTAGACATTTTAAATTAGAGTAGTTATACGTTTCCATACCGTTGGAATGTTCTACTTGTAATGTATTGGTTTAAAGGTCTAACAGCATAATTATGTTCTTCCATGAATGCGCGTAGTGAATCTCTAACAGCTCGTGGTATTGGGTTTCCTGGGACTTCTTGTCCATTTATTTCGTGCGGTGCAGTGACTTGACGTGTCATGCTTCTGTAGTAGTTACGTCTTTGCAGTTGTCCGAATGCTATTCTGCGTCCGCGATTACCTCGTTGTAATCTTTGTATTGCGGTTGCTGCTGTAGTTTGTCCGCGCGACCTGTTGAATTCGTAGAATGCTCTGTCTAAAATTCCTCTTGCTGTGGTCGTTGCGTCGAACCATGGCGTATTGCTGTTTGTGAAGTCAAGAATTTGTTGTTTAACGCAGAACGCCCATGTTTTATTTCGTCGGTTGCTCCTTGGCAACCGAGGTGTTCCAATATGTATAGGACCGTTTTCGTTTTGCAAATTTCGAGTTGTTTGGAATTCGAGATTTGCGAAATTGTCTAAAGTTAGCGCTACAACGAGTGCGTTGAATTGCGCTAACCTGCTTAACGCTAGTTGTGGTCTTCTGTCTCTGAACACAACCATTTCACAAAGTAACTGGAACCCCTTTAGGGGTAGTATTACCCAGTTACTTTGTGCACTTATTTGTGCACTTTACAAGGAATGTTCCTTGTTCTTGGTACCCTTTTTGTGTAATGTTCCTGGGTGAAAGTCAGGAACATTCGTTCGCGGGATTCTTTGTCGGAAGTTCCTGCCTTTTTGACGGACATTTTTTACACAACTTCAGAAGACGTCAACGGGTTGAGGTCTGCTGAAATTTTGTTTCAAACCCTATGGCTAATACCCGTGTACGGGTGAGACATTATTGTTGGACCCTCAACAATTATACGCCAGAAGCACTTGTGCTTATTCGTGGTTTGGTGGAAAATGGAGAAGCCGTCTATTGCGCTTTTCAGCCGGAGCGCGGCGCTAGCGGAACCCCTCACTTGCAGGGTGTTCTCTCCTTCCGACACCCTCGGATGTTGGCAGGAGTCGTCAGGGCTTTTAGTCCCTTCCACCCTCACGTTGAGGCCATGCGCGGAACGTTCGAACAAGCTCGAGCTTATTGCTCCAAAGCCGATACTCGCGACGCCGATGCAGGATTCGGCTTTGAGGAGTTCGGCGAGTTGCCTCGCGACGGAGCCGGACGCGGCCAAGGCTTTCG